TACAACCAGGTGGTCGTATCTGTGTGGTAATGACTCGTTGGGCTACTGATGATCTTACAGGAAGGCTCGTCAAAGCACAAAGTGAACCTAAAGCAGATAAATGGAAAGTTATAGAGTTTCCTGCAATCATGCCAAGTGGAGAACCTGTGTGGCCAGAGTATTGGTCACTTGAAGATCTAGAAGCGGTCAAAGCTTCGGTGTCAACGAAAAACTGGAATGCACAATACATGCAGGACCCAACTTCAGAAGAAGGTGCAATCATTAAAAGAGATTGGTGGCAGGATTGGGACAAAGATTATCTACCAAAACTTCTGCACGTAATACAGTCTTACGATACTGCGTTTTCTAAAAAAGAAACTGCAGATTACTCAGCGATAACAACGTGGGGTATCTTTGAGCCAGTAGAGGGTTATGAGAAATGCATAATACTTTTAGATGCACAAAAAGGTAGGTATGATTTTCCAGATCTTAAGAATGTAGCGATAGAGCAGTATTCATACTGGGAACCGGAAACCGTAATCATTGAGGCTAAGGCTACAGGTCAACCTTTGATACACGAATTAAGAAGAGCAGGTATTCCAGTAATAGATTACGTTCCTGCACGCGGTAGAGATAAGCATACTAGAATTAACAGTTGTGCTCCAGTATTTGAATCTGGCATGGTTTATGCTCCTTTAGATGAGCATTTTGCTCAAGAAGTTATTGAGGAATGTGCTGCGTTTCCTAATGGTCAATACGATGACTATGTAGACAGCATGACCCAAGCTGTGTTAAGATATCGACAAGGTGGATTTGTAAGTACTTATTCTGATGATTGGGATGATCCGCCAATAAAATTAGAAAAGGAATATAAATATTATTAGGAGTACCTATGTTAAAAGGCAACCAAAAAAAATTAGACAAAAACAATAATAACAGAATTGATGCACAAGATTTCAAACTTCTTAGAGCTGGTAAAAAAAGAGGTGGTGTAATGAAAGCTGCTATGGGAGCAGCCATGATAGGTAAAAAAATGGTAGAAGATAAAATGCCAGGTGCTTTTCAAGTAGCTAAAATGAAAAAGAAAGCTTTAGGCTTTGATAGAGGTGGTGGAGCTGATACTGGAAAAATTGGAGAATTGAAAAGCAGAGCCACTGTTGGTTTGGGTAGAATCAAAAGAAGAGAAAAAAAATTAAAAGAGTTTCGAGAAAAAATGAAGGGTAGAGATGTACCAAGAGCTATCCCTATGAAAGCTAAAAGAGGTAGATTAGCTGGTCAAGATTTTAGTGAGAGAATGAAAAATGTTGAAAAGGGTTTGATCAATAAAAAAACTGGTAAGCCTACATCAATGCAGGCTATGAGAGAACTTAAAGGTTTTCAACCAGGAGAACTTCCAAAAGATTTTAACAAAAGAAGAATGGCTCTAGCTGGTGTTAAAGAGGCAGCTAAGAGAACTAGAATTGGAAAAATTGCTTTGGGTGTTGCAGGATTAGGTATGGCTGCAAAAGCATTCTTAGACAAGAAAAAGAAAGAAGCTAAAGAAAAAAAACAAAATAAAAAAATGGGTGGTGGCATGATGCAATTACCTACGGGATACAATAAAGGTGGCGGAGCTGATTCTGGTACAGCAGGAAAAACAAAAAAAGGTCCAGGGCTATTAGGCGGAGCAAAAGGTAAAAAGGCTCAAAAAGGGCCAAGACCTGGTGGAAGACCATCTGGTAGACCAAGACCATCTGCAGGGCCAACGGGTGCACCACCAAAAGAAGATAAAGGATTTGAATTAAAATATCCAGGACCAGCAAGACCAGGTAATCCTGTTGTTGTTTACTCTGTTAACAAAGGATCAATGGTTAAAGCAAGAGGTGGTGGCTTAGCAAAGACTAAACCTACAAAAATGTACTAGGAGGGACTATGTCCCTTAAATCTTTACTGGGACTCGGTAAGAAACTTTTTGGAAAAAAAGAATCAGCAGTACCGACTACCGGAAAACAACAGAAACTTTTAACTTATGAAGGTAAGGGGTCACAGGCTACCGGACAAGAGCTTGTTGAAACAGAATTAAGAAACCCACCAGTAAGGCTCAAGAAAACAAAAGAACTACACATGGGAGATGACATCGCTCCTGCTTTTGGTTCTTCTACTTACGATTGGATAATGCGTAAAGGCCCAGGCAGATATTCTGCTGATGAGTGGGTCGATCATCTTACATCAACAAGGAACGAAACTTTTAAAATCTTTGGTAAACCAGCAACTAGAAAAGTTAGAGACATAAAAAAATTTAAATATGATAGAGGGCCTTTTGCAGGTAAAGAAGTCAATATAAACAAAGAAGAATTATTTGATTCTAATCTTGCTATATTTAACGAAGCAGGAGACCTATCAGGTGGTTTGTTATTTGCAGCTAAAAAATTTGGTCTAAAGTTAGATGGTAATCAGTTAGGTGCCATGATTAAATTAAATCCTATTAATAGATTAAAACCTATTGAGTTAGGTGTATCAGAAGCAAGTAACGAAGCTTTCAGCACAGCTGTTAAAACAGCAAGAGGTAAATTTAAAACTATAAGAGATTATTATGCAAACTCTGTCATAAGAGGGTCTGATGAAATTGTAGAAGGTATAGATGAGTTGTTTTACAAAACTAGAGATCTTGGTCCAGGAACAACTAATGTTAAGAACGTTGTAGCTGCATTATCTGATGATATTAAAATGGTTCGAAATAATCCTAGAATGAGACCAGAAGACAGAAAAATATTAAATGAAGCTTTAGGTGACATACAAAAATCATATGCACCTATGCAGAACAATAGAGTTTTTTATAAAGGTGAAAATAGTTATACCTTACAAGGTGGCAAAAATTATAAAGAAACAATTTTTACATTAGATGATCCTATTAATACAAACTTGAATCCTTACAATAGAGGTGGTCACTTCTCAGAAGTTTTACCAAAAGAAACTAACAATATCTATCATGTAAGATTTGATACAAGATTTACTCCAGATGGAAAAAAAGTTTTTATGATAAACGAGATACAGTCTGATGTTAATCAATCGATTGCAAAACAATTAAGCAAAGCTCAACAGCTTGGAGGTGAAAAAAGAATTAATCCATTTCAAGCAGATCTAGAAATGAAACTGTTGTTAACCGAAAGAGGCACTTTATTAAAAAAACTAGACGATGCAATTAAAACACAAGACTCATCAAGAGTTGATAATATTAGTAGAACTCTATCTGATATAAATAAAAAATTAAAAAATATGACTGTCAGAGAGCAACGATACGATTACTTCCCTATGGTAGAGGCAGATGCATACGGTGATCATGCACTTAAATATCTTGTGCAAAAAGCTGCAAGAGAGGGTGTTGATTACGTTGCCGTTGCTCCTTTTAATAAATTAAGTTTTAGGCAGGGATATAAAGCAGGTAACGAAAGATTTTATGGATACCCAGATGGTAAGGGTATAGGAAAAAAAGGTAAAGCTGTGATGCCAGATCTAATGAGAAAACTGGCTAACTTCTATAACACGTCCGCTGGTCAAACAAAATTATCATTATCTGATCCAAAGCTACCATACAAATTAATTGAAAAAGAAACTTTTAAATATCCTGATAGAGTAAAGCTAAAAGATATAGTTTCACAATTTCACGCTGATGCTGTGAAGGACCCTAAAAAAGGATACAGACTTATATTAGAAAATGATCCTAGGTTGTATTTTGATGCATTTGCTATAAAAGTAACACCAGCAATGAGACTTACACAAAAAACCTATAAATCTAAAGGTGGACTGGTAGTAGATATATTTAAACCATTGAGGTACAATAGACCATGGCTGTAGAAAAGAATAATGAAATAATTGGCGAAGAAGCGCAAGTAGAAGAAATCACTGAACAACCTGATGGTTTACCTCCAGAAGTAATGGTAGAAGGCGAAGAGCCTATGGAGGAGCAACCGCTAGATGATTTCAATGCGAACCTAGCTATGAACATGGACGAGAGAACTCTCAAATCCATGGCTAATGAATTAATTGACGATTACAAAAAAGATAAAATTTCTAGAAAAGATTGGGAAGATGCCTACATCAAAGGTTTAGATTTACTAGGAACGAAATACCTAAACGTGACAAGACCATTCAAAGGAGCTTCTAACGTTACACACCCGATGTTATCTGAAGCAGTTACACAGTTTCAAGCACAAGCGTACAAAGAACTTGTGCCATCAGATGGTCCTGTAAGAACACAGACTATTGGTTTACAAACACCACAAATAGAGGCTCAAGCAGATCGTGTAAAAGAATACATGAACTTTCTTCTGATGGAAGAGATGGAAGAATATACAACAGATATGGATCAGATGCTTTTTTATTTACCTTTATCTGGATCTACATTCAAAAAAATTTATTATGATGCGCTTTTAGCGAGACCAGTATCTAAATTTATACCAGCTGAAGAATTAGTAGTTCCTTATTATGCATCAGATTTAAAAGATTGTGAAAGAATTACTCACGTAATTAAGATGACAAAAAACGAAGTAACGAAAAAAATGGCAGCAGAGTTTTATAGGGACATCGATCTAACAGAGTCTAGCACTGAACCAGATGCCTTACAAAAAAAATTAAATGAAATTGAAGGTGTGAAGAAAACTGGTGACGATTATCTGCATACTATTTTAGAAATGCACGTTGATTTAAATTTAGATGATTACGAAGAGTTTGACGACAAAGCTAAAAAAATAAAAATACCTTACATTGTTACAATTGATGAAGGCTCAGGAGAAATATTATCAATATATAGAAATTATAAACCAGATGATATTACATATTCTAGAACAGAATACTTTGTGCATTACAAGTTTTTACCTGGATTAGGTTTTTACGGCTTTGGTTTAACACATATGATTGGTGGACTATCAACAGCTGCAACACAAGCACTAAGACAATTGATAGATGCAGGTACTTTAAAAAATTTACCAGCAGGTTTTAAGTCTAGAGGTATACGAGTAAGAGATGATGACCAACCAATACAACCAGGAGAGTTTAGAGATGTCGATGCTCCAGGTGGAAATATACGTGATCAGTTTTTTAATCTACCATTTAGTGAGCCAAGCACAACATTATTTAATTTATTAGGCTTTGTTGTACAAGCAGGACAAAAATTTGCTGCGATTACAGATAACAACATCGGAAACGATGCACAAAACAGAGCTGTTGGTACTACAATTGCTATGATGGAACGTGGATCTAGAGTAATGAGTGGTGTTCATAAGCGATGTTACTATGCAATGAGGTTAGAATTTAAAATTTTAGCAAGAATTTGTGGACAATTCTTACCACCAGAGTATCCTTATGACGTTTATGGTGGACCAAGACAAATAAAAGCATCAGATTTTGATGATAGAGTCGATATTTTACCTGTTGCAGACCCAAATATCATGTCTATGTCGCAAAGAGTTACGCTTGCACAGACACAATTGCAAATTGCAAGTTCAAATCCACAAATTCATAACATACACGAAGCATATAGACGTGTTTATGAAGCATTAGGCACTAAACAAATAGAAACTTTACTAAAACCTGCACCAAAACAGCCAGAACCAATGGATCCTGCGAAAGAAAACGCGCGTGCATTACAAATGAAGCTGTTAACTGCCTTCGAATTTCAAGATCATGATGCACATATAGCTGCTCACATGGCATTCATGGCTTCAAGAATGGTACAAATCAATCCGCAGGTCTATGCATTGATGCAATCACACGTATCTGACCATATTTCTTTCAAAGCTAGAGCACAAGTTAATGCTATCATGGCTCAAGATCCTAATATGGCAGCTATGCAACAGCAAGATCCTGAACAATTTCAAATGATGTATGATGCTGAGGTAGCTAAAGCGGCTGCACAGATTACACAAGAGCTTGTACAGCAAGAAATGCAGGCAAATGCTGCAAAACAAGATCCTTTAGTAAGAATCAAACAGCAAGAAGTTGATTTAAGAGCGATGGATATGCAAAGAAAAGCAGAAGAAGTACAATTTAAACAAGCACAAGAGAATCAAAGAGCAGCAGACAAGTTAGAGTTTGATTATAACAGGTTAGCTGTTCAAGACCAACAATCTGACGAAAGATTAGAAGTAGCGAGGGAAAAACTTGAGAAGAAATAACGAAAAAGGACTAAGCGGTGGCGTAAGTAAGGGACCACCTCCAGAAAAAGGCTTTAATCCACAAGGTCTTAAAAAAGGAGGATGCCCACATCGAGAAACTGGAGCTAAATCTGACATCAAGGGAATCAAAGATATACAATCTTCCGGAAAAAAGTTCATCGGTTTACGATAAGCTTTCCGAGAACGAAAAAATCATATTTCTTTCTGGAGTATTTGATGGTGAGGGAAGTTTTGGCTTATGGTCAAAGATTAAAACTAAAAAATACTTTGCATGTTCTGTAGAAATGACTGATCAAGACATGGTCATGCGTTTTCATGAGTTTTTTGGCGGTTGTATGTATCTCTGTAAACGTAGGAAAGATCATCACAAAGACACCTGGAGATGGCGAATCAATGGACAAGGGGCTTTAAATACAGTAAATAAGATGATAAATTATTTAAGTAAGAGACGTAAGGAGAAATTTAAAAATGTGGTTCAGCGCCTTAAAATTGGGACTTAATGCAGCAACGCACATATATAAAAAACGTCAAGAGACGAAAATGGCTATGGCAGATGCTCAACATATGCACGCTGCTAAGATGGCCGCTGGTGAAGAAGCTTATCAAGGTAAACTTCTGGAGGCACGACAGTCAGATTGGAAGGACGAATTCGTATTGCTTATCTTATCTGCTCCCATCGTGGTTTTGGCATGGGCAGTAATATCAGAAGATCCATCAGCAATGGACAAAGTAAAATTATTTTTCGAATATTTCTCATCCTTGCCGGGATGGTTTACCAACCTGTGGATACTAGTAGTGGCGAGCATTTACGGGATAAAGGGCACTCAGATCTTCCGCAACGGGAAGAAATAATGATTCCACCAAAGAAGCCGTATACCAAAGAACAATTCTTTAAATCAACTTTAACACGAATGAAAGGTGTTTCTGGAGGTATGAACAGAACCATGATGGTGAATGGTATTGTTGAGAATGGTAATAAACTACGAAGACTTGGTGTGCCAAGAAAAGAGGTAATAGGTATTATTAGTAAAGCTAAAACTGCACATGATGATTGGTTAAGAAATACAAAACTTAGAAAACAAAGAAAATATTTTGGTGGACAGAAAAATAAATAATCGTATATTCTCCTGATGTCTAAACTAGGAGGGGATAGCACAGAGTATGAACTCCTCGACAAATGCTGCGCTCTTATCATGAGTGATAAGCCTTTTACATGCGAGATAGGTGTAAGATTAGGACTTGGCTCAAAAATTATATTAGACTCATTAAAACATTTAGATCATTGGCACATTGGTATAGATCCGTATGGTGATATTGAATATGATCATTTTGACAAAGACTCAACTATAAAACATAATGATGGTGGATCACCTACTTATCCTAACTCTATGAAACAAACGGTGTTACAAAATTTAGAGTATTCAAATTATACTCTGTTCCAGATGAGTGATGAAGACTTTATGCACAGGTTTTACGATGGAGTTCCAATTTATCATAAAAAAAGAATTTTAAGGAATGATTATGATTTAGTTATGTTAGATGGACCACATAAAACCATAGATGTATTGAAAGAATTATTGTTTTTTGGTGAAAGATTAAATGATAAAGGATTTATTATATTAGATGATTATCAATCATATAAATTTGATTTGTTAATTAAAGTTGCACAACTAATAGATGTTAAACCAATGCATGTAGGTGATAATAAAATAATACTTCGTAAATATGAATCTTAATCTTGATACAATTACTGCTGTACAAAGAACAATTAAACGTAGGATAGATCAACTCAAGGAAGCCGCTATATATAGTGTTGACAGCATAAATGAACTACAATATGTTAGGGGTCAAATCAAATCTTTAGAAGATTTGCAACAGGAACTAAAGGACCTGCTGAATAACATGGAGTTAGATGATGACAATGTCCACGGTAAAACCGAAACGGACTGGGAAACTTGAAGACTCGTATAAAAGCGAAGAAGAAGTAAAAACAGTCCTAGATCCAAAAGCGATCAACGAACCACTTTTAGAAAAATTACCAAATCCTACAGGCTATAGATTACTTGTATTGCCATATGCAGGACCAAAGAAAACTAAAGGTGGAATAATACTTTCCGATACAACACAAGAAACAATTCAAATGACTACGGTCTGCGGTCTTGTTCTTAAAATGGGAAACCTTTGTTATAGAGACAAAGATAAGTTTCCTCTTGGGCCTTGGTGTAAACTACATGATTGGGTTATTTTCAGTAGGTACGCAGGTTCAAGATTCAAGATAGAAGGTGGAGAAGTTAGAGTGCTTAATGATGATGAAGTCATTTCAACTATAAAAAATCCACGTGATATTTTGCACCATTATTAAGGAGGACAAATGGCTGAGGAAAAAAAAGCTCCAGAAGTGGAGTTAGACACAGACGGTGTTGAAGAACAATCTGTTGAGGTTGCAGATACACAAAAAGAACCTGAAGCAACCGAGTTACCTAAACAAGAGGTAGATCTTGGTTATACAAGTCATGATGATCAACCAGCTTCTGAAACAAAGAAGGAAGAAGTTGAAGAAAAACCAGAACCTAAGTTTGAACAAAAAGAAGAAAAGACTGATGACGAAGGTTTAGCTGATTATTCTGATAAAGTACAAAAAAGAATTAAGAAACTTACATTTCAAATTCGTGAAGCTGAAAGAAGAGAGAAAGCTGCGATGGATTATGCTAAGGGTCTTAAAGATAAGTTTGAGTCTGCTGAAAAAAGATTTGATGAAACAGATACAAACTATCTAAAAGAGTATGATGCTCGAATCGAAGCTGAAAGAATCAAAGCCAAAAATGATTTGAAAGCAGCACTTGAATTACAAGATGCTGATAAAATTATGGAAGCTAATGATGCGCTTACCAAATTGGCTGTTGAGAAAGAAAAAGTTTCGATGTCTCTCAATGAGAAAGAGGCAAAGAAGAAGGAGGTTGAATCACAACCTGCGGAACCAGATCCAACAAATCAACCACAAATATCAGAAAAAGCTCAGAAATGGGCAGAAGATAATGAATGGTTTGGATCAGACAGAGTCCTTACTGGAGCTGCCATGAGTATACACGAAGAACTTATACAGCAGGGAATTGACGCAAACAGTGATGAGTATTATAGTAACATTAACAAACGTATGAAGGAGTATTTCCCTCAAAAGTTTGCACAATCTTCTACTGAAGAAAAACCAAAAGCTGCTCCCGTCCAAAACGTAGCTTCTGTAAGTAGACGATCAGGTGGACGCAAGTCTGTGAAGCTCACCAAATCACAGGTAGTTATCGCTAAGAAATTAGGGGTGCC